GCTTGAGGAAGAGAACACCACCCTGCTGATACGTTACCGGAGTACCGTCAGGCAGTTGAGGTGCTGCGCCAAATCCATACAGGACCGGCTCTTCGTGATAGTTGCGGGGAATACCTTGTTGCTCACGGAAAACCCGTGACCACTCATCGGTACGCTGATCATAGACTCCATCGAAGCACTCATTGAGAATTGGCTCAACTATGCTTCTAAAGTCGGTACTACGCATCGGGGCTGCCATTTATTTGCCCTCCTTAAATAGCGTTAACAGTACCTGCGTACTGCGATTCGCTGATCTGAACCCGTACAATCGTGTACGCATCTCCCCAAGCATTGTCGGGGTACGGAGCGAGATCAATTACGCGACACTGCTTAGCGTTACCCGATCCAGCAGCCGAAGTACCAAGGGTAGCTTGCGACAGACCGGTCGTGGTTGAGCCAGCGGTTTCGTTTGTAATATCAAACTCATCACCAATAGAGGTTTGAAGCAGAGAGCCAGCTGCCTGGATCTCATAAACAATATTGGCGTCTTGATAAAAATAAACAATTACGGAGCCAACTTGGAAAGACTCGTTAGCGGGCCAGTAGTTGCTTACACGACGGCGACCGGTGGCATCAGTCCACTCAACGCCAGCGAAGGCGCCAAGAAACGCCTCGCCAGTAGCGGCGGGCTCAATCCATCCAGCGGTGTTCATCTTGACAGGCTGACCTTTGAGAATGTTGCTAGCGAAGCCAGCGGAGACATTCCCTGAGGTCGAAACTGCTTGAATTCCGTTAGCCAACGCAAAAGCACGGTCCAACCCAGATGGGTGGTATGCAGGGCGCAGGCCAAACGGAGCAGAGGTTGCACTCATTTCTTACTCCTTAATGGTTGATAAATCCTCCCCTCGCCATTAAGTGAAAGTAGGCGCGGGTTGGGGTTTGTCAATGTCGCCTAACCCCTCGCCCTCAACCTGCCCGAGCCTACGGCCCGTGCTGTCGCGTCCAACTTGTGACTCTGCCTGCACCTTGATCTTGTTTGCCTCTTCTAATGGCATATCGTGGTGGAAGTGAGTCATGATGTCTTGATAAGCGTCCAAAGGAATCTTATACAAAAGCATCTCGTTGCATGCTACATGACCAACGTGCTCGCCAGCCTTTACGCGATAATTTTCAAACCCTGGGACTTCATCGGCCATTACCGGTACATACCCAAGGCGAATTCGCTTATCAATACTGTCGTAACTATTAGTGGTTGAGAGCCAGCAGGAATGCCACCCAGGAATCTGGGGAGCTTTCGGCAATGCCTCTTGCGTCCACTCATCTTTCCACATCTTCCGACGCTCTTCAGATGAAACGAACATATCCTCCGGTGGCCGTCTGGCAGCGTCCTCGCTAGCACGAGTTTCGCGTGAACCGGTTGATACAGATTTTTTTAAACGAGAATCCATGGTTAGCTCCTATTTTGTCGTGCTTGTTCGGCGTAGCGTTGAATCATCTTCTTTTTGGCAACCGGGTCATCCCAAAATCCGGCTTCCTTCATCGCTCGCACTTGTTCCGCAGAAAGGGTGAAGGTGTTCCGGCTTGCGCCACCACCAGTTTCCCGCTCACTGCCAGTCACAACGCTCCTAGGGCCTCGCTTTCTCGGAGTCTCGTAAGTAGTGTCAGTATAGGCATCAGTTTCTTCACCTTGCAACTCTGCTTGCATTCGGGAGTCGAGTTCAGACCAATAATCCCGACTTTTGGGATTGCGACCCTCTTTGGCAAGTTGATTGTCAATCTGCTTGGCAAGGCGACTCTTGGCGTCCGTCCCATTTGGGTCATACCAAGGGTTTCTTGCCATCCACTGTTCGGCGTAGTGCTGAACGACCGGATCGGACACGGTCTCATTTGCCTGACGTTGTTGCTCGGTGTAAGTCTTCTGATACCGAAGTTTCTCTAGGTTCTTATTGGACTCGGTATAAAGCTCCTGAGCCCGGATAAAGGCTTGGCCGTCCGAGGCATCGGTGGCTTCCTTCATCTTGAGCTTGGCATACTGAATCCTAGATTCTTCGTTCTTGATTGCCTGGTTAAAGGCTTCAAGGTCGGCCTGCTGGTTGCGTTGCCGCATGGCGGCCATCTCTTCCTTCAGGCGCTGGATCTCCCGATCCTGGGCGGTGAGCCGCTCATCCTTTTCCTGCTGGACCCGCTTGATGTACTCCTTTTTGGCCTTTCGGCGGTTCCTGCGGGCCTCTCGGACGGCGTCTGTATCGTCTGGGTGGTCTTGCTCTTCCTCCTCAGCCTGACCGCCTTCGGCCATCTGAGGCTCTTCTGCGGGCTCCTCAGGGGACATGCTCTCGGGCATTTCAACCGTGACTGAGCCGTCTTTTTCCTCAGAGACCTTAAATTCTTCCTCTTTTACCTCTTCACTCATGGTTCACTCCTAGATAAAGGCTTTCATAGCAAGTGGATCGCCCGTTAGCTTGGCAATCACCTCATGGTCGTTTAGCACCATAAAAAGCGCGGGTTCGTCTTTGTCTCCGTCTACAGAGATTTCCCAACGATCTCCACCCCATTTCGGGACCCGTATGTAATCACCCACTTCGCACCATGAGCCCTCCGGCCATGGTTCCATGGAGTCACGCTTTTTAAAGGCTAGCGGGCCGATCTCAATGACCTTGGCCACCATGTTGTTCCACTTTTCGGTTTCTTTAGTCTCTTCGACCAAAATAATCCCTGCGCTAGTCGCCTTCTTTTTTGTGCGCCGCAACTGAACCAAAATGCGGGCACCAAGAGGTTTTGCACCGGGGTCTACGCTCGGAAATGCCCAAGCCAACTCAGCGTCATTACACGCTACCGGTTCATTCATCTTCATTGTCTTCCTTCAGTAAGTTATTAAGAATGTCCAAAGCCTCCTGTAGGCCTTGGTTTTGCCCGACCAGACGTTGATAAGACTCCCATGTCGTTGCCGTACCGCCGGCAAGGGACGCAGCTATTTCAGCTTGCCTAGTCTTAATTGCGCTGATTAGGTCCTCGACTGTTCTCATTTTTTCTCTGCTTGTGATAGACCCCCTTTCGGTTGCGATTGGCTATCCGATTCGGTTTTTCCCCCCGTGTTCTCTAGGGTTTGGCCGGTAATGGGAACGCCCATAGCCATGCGCTTGTGCTGTGGAACCTCTACAGACTTCTGCTCTTTGTCGTAATCAGACATTTCAAACTCCTTTAGTGATGTCAAAAACGGTCTTGTCCCGATCAAGTTTCAACCGGGCCGCATCACGGGTTAACCGTGCCGACTCGATGCGTTCCTTCATATCCATATCGCCCATGGCAATCGCGTACTTATACTTCTGCTCTTCCATGGCCAAGTCGTAATCCGCCTGCAGTCTGGCCATTTCGCGCTCAATGTCGGCGGCCATCTCCCGATCCTTGAGTTGCATCTCAGCCTGATCCCTAGCGGCCCTGCGCTGAGTCTCAGCCATTGAGGTATCCAAGAGAACCTTGGCATCAGGCGTAAGCTGAGGCTGGGGCTTGAATTGCTGACCGGTTTGGATCATCTGCTGGATGATCGGCATGATGCCCTGCAGGGTCTGCTCCGTATCCATGCTGATATGTTGCGCCGCAAGAGCGTAGAGCTTATCGATCTCTTTCGGATTGGCCACCAAGTTGTAATTCTCATGAGGCCGGCCACCCATCGCCTTATTCACATAGCCCTTAGCCCGATTCAGATACCAAAGCACGATGTGCTGCTTCACATGCTCCATGGCCTTGGCAATGAATTGAGGCGCAATCAGGGGGTTGCCGCCAAATACAGGGTCTCGGGCAAAGTCTAGGTGGCTCTGAATATGAGCCAGGTGGTCCTGCTCAGGGTAGGCGTAGGCCATCTGCCCGATTGACATAGCCACATTCTCATTGGCTGGGTCCATCTTCTCAGGGGCGGGCACATCGATCATGAGCTCGTTGACCCCTGGCACCTTGATCTGCTTTAGGAACCTTGAGATCACCGCCTTGCGGTTAAAGAGGTCGGGGTTTTGTTGCATGATGGCCATAACCGCTTGGGTCTGCGCCATCCGCTGGGTTTCGGAGAAGATGTGGGGGTCAGAGACTGGGACGATGTCGGTATTTCGGGCAAAGTCGTCACGGCTGATCTCAAGATCGGCCACAACATCACCCTTTTTCATGTCATCCATGTACCAACGATTGATCCGCCCAAGGATCATCAGGACCCGCCGCTGGCTTTCATGCAGGCGGGCATGGATTGAGGAAAATACTGCCGCTCCCTGCTCAATTAGCGCCTGAGTCGTGCCAACCGGAGTCTGAGAATTGATATCGGCAATCTTTTCCTCTGCCGTTGTCACCACTCCCTTGGCGGCATTGGTCAGCCAGCCCATTAATTCCATCAAGACTGGGCTTGGCGGGTTAAACGGCATCGGCATGGCCAGTTTTCGGACATCATCCACCCCCGGAGCCGCTTCAATCTCCGAGACCTGGGTGATTTCCACCTGTTGGCTCTGCCC